TGTATGAAGACGGGGACACTGTATATAATGTAACAAGGGAGTCTTTACTTGATATGTTTCCAGGCGGGGACGCTTTGGTAACTGAACAACCTATGGTATTGCAAGCAGATAAGGTAATATTTGATTTAGTAATGCCAACAAGTATAGTGCCTGCACGCATACCAAGTTGGGGAGGGGAATCTGAATTTCCTAACATTTTGAAGTATACGGCATTAGGAACAGATACAAAAACGGTTGGTGAATGGGTGGATTCTTTATGTGAAATCTGGTATAGTAGCTCTTTAAATGAAGTTCAAATCTATTCAAATGTAATAAATAACACTTGGTTGCAATTTCATCTTGTAAGGGCTTTTGTTTTAGAATTTACAATGGCTAATCATGGAAGCTTATCGAAGAATACTGAGTATATAACTGTCGATGTCGCTGAAACTCGCAGGAGTGGCGGTGGATGGACTAAATTACAACCATAATGACATTCCCTTTGAAAATAGTAGGACTTTTGAAAAGTAAAGTCGAACCTGTTGATCAAATTGTAATAACAACAAATCAAAGTAGTTTACAAACTGTTGGTATTACTCTTGCATTCTCAACGGGAACGTTAACAGTTGATTGGGATGACGGATCAGCAAATGAGAATTTCACAACAGGAGTTGAAAAAACAAAAAACTACGCTGGTACAGGTACTTATGAGATAAAAATTTCAGGTGATTTAACTGAAATAACCAGATTTATTGCTGACAATAGTAGAATAACAAGTATTACAGGGCTAAAGACAGGATTATTAACTGATTTCAGGATAAATGACAACTTGTATTCTGGCACATTAGATATGTCAAATGCACCAGTTAGTGGCTTATTTCATATTCACGTAAATGCGGGTTTATCTGGAATTATATCTGCAAGTTCAGGAAATGGCACCCTGAACGATGTTAGGTTATATGGGACTTCCATAACATCGTTAGATTTAAACACTCCTGATATACCTATAAGCGGTATATTTTTTGGACCAAACAATGCTAGCTTTACCAGTATTTCATTCGCTAGTTCTGGTAATGGTACTTTGACCTATTTTACGATGAGTTCTACAGGTTTAACATCGTTAGATTTAAACACTCCTGATATACCTATAAGTGGTATATTTTCAATAAGAAATGGAAGCTTAACATCGATTGATTTTGCGAATGCTGGAAATGGGTCAGTTTCACAAATGTATTTAGACAATAACGATTTAATATTTATAGATTTTAAAGATATTTCATTTGCAGGAATCACTAGATTATGGATATATTCTAATTTTACTCTAGGTGATATAGACATTAGTGGAGTTTCTGGAAATATTAATTCATTTAGAGGATATAGTTGTGATTTGACTAATATCGATTTTTCTGGATTAAGTACTCCGATAAATCCGGAGGTAAGTATTCAAAGTAATAACATGACATCAACAGAAGTTGACGATCAAATAATTAATCTTGACAATACAGGATGGATTAATGGAATCCTTAATATTGCGGGAACAAACGCAGCAAGAACAAGTGCAAGCGATACGGCTTATAATAATTTAATTGCAAATGGTTGGACAATAACAGTTAATTAATATGAAAAAATTAATAATAATACTATTTTTAACACCTATTTTGGCAATAAGTCAAAAAAACAAGCCATTTATTCCAAAGGACAAGATTTTTCACCTATCCGCCGGATGTTTAATTTCTGAAACTGCTTACATTCCTTATTACTCTGGAAATTGGGATTTTAGAACTTCTACAAAGGTTGCTTTTTGGGGTAGTATTACCATAGCCTGTTATAAGGAAATGGCAGATAGTTACGGTCAAACTGGTTGGAGTTGGAATGATATTGGATGTACAATGGCTGGAAGTTTGACGACAATAGGAGTCAATTATGTAATTCACAAGTTTAAAAAAAGAAAGCATAAAAAACAAATAAAAACACTAGTAGAATTTTGAGTACAATAGATGCCATAGTAAAAGAAGTAGAAAAGTTTAATGAATCAATAATTGAGGCGTTAAATGTAAAAGGTATTTCAGATACAGGAGAAGCCGCAAGGTCATTGCGCATTGAATATGGAAAAGATTTTGTTCGCTCAATAGGTGTATTTTATTTGGAATTTCTTGATACTGGTCGAGGGCCAGGGAGATGGCCACCTTATGAGCCAATATCCAGGTGGGTGTCAAGTAAACTTGGAATAAATAAACAGAATCCTAAACATGAGAGTGTAGTTTATTTTGTAAGAAAAAAGATTGCTGACTTAGGAACTCAAATATTTATACATCGGCCAAATGAGGGTATAGAATTAGACAAAAAAATTGTAACTTTGCGTGAGAACTTACGAAAAGTAGTTACTGAATCGGTAGTTTACGATATAAGGCAAAAATTGGATAGATTTAAAAAAATACATAAACAAAACCAATATAAGATATAATGGCAACTTAAAAATAAATAAAAATGGCACTATCAGCACAAAGTACAAAGATTAGCATTAATTCAAGTAAACTACCATCGGGATATACAGATCCAGGCGGAACCAATTTGAGCGATGCACAGCCAAAGTATGAGAATTTGGCACTATCAGTATTGAAAGCAACTGTAGAAAATGCAACAAAGTCGACTACATTTGACAATATAAGGACTGATGCAACTATAGGAATTGAAAAGCAAATAGCCGATAAGTTAGGAGCTGAAATGGACGACGCTGCAAATACGGTTACTTATAATATCGATTGGAAAGATATTAGAAATAACCAAACATTTGCAACTGAATTCTACACTGATACCGCAGAGGCTTATATCTGCATAGTTGATGTTTATATAGTTATAACTTAATGGCAGTTAGTTTAGTAACATATCCGGTTATCACAAGTTCAGGCAAGGTTAGAAATATCTTTGCTGGGTTTGCGCCTGTTGAATTAGAATTTAAAAGAGAAGATATTCAAATTGTTTCTATTTCTTCAGGTACAGATAACAGGATTGTTATTTCGGTAAGTGGTGACATTACAGGAAGTTTGAGCGTTAATGAGTGGATTTATTACTATGCCGAAGGAACAACACATACTTATGAGGGTGTTTTTCAGGTATATGACATAAATTATTCTGCTCCAAATACCCTAATTGAGTTGAATGAGCAGTACATTGAAGCTGCTACAACCGGGTATGTGAATTATAAACAAAATTGGTATTTAGAAAGCAAATTAGTTTCACCGGATAACAGCTTAATCCTGAAATATCCACAAGTCTTACAAAACGATGGAAGTCCAGACGGTGTTGTGGAGGTTAATACTTCAATGATTGTTGACTTCTTAGAAAATCAAATAGAAACAACAAGTCAAGAAATAACAGATTCCAGGGATGAATGTTTAGTAATGTATAGGGAAGTTTGGCGTGAGGATGATACACAAAGTTTTACCTTAGTTGACCAGGAGTTTATAATTATAATTTATGCCGCCGAAGATTCAGAAATTGAAAGTTTTGTTAATAAATTTGACTACCCACGAATGTACGAAGGTTATCCGTTCATGCTTAATATGCTGCATTCTTTGGAAAATGAATCAGCAAAAAGAATTTCAATAACTTTTGACGAACAAAACATAAACGGAACAGATATAACCAATGATAATCCATTAATTAATTTTGAAAATGAAGATTTTGGAATTTTACAGGCTAATTTTGCGGACAATGTAAATCCAATTAACAGCGCAACAAGATTTATAACTTTCAACATGAACTCAATTAGTGAACCTGATTACTTGACAGGAGACTATAACGACAATGATTATTTAACAATTAATACACCTTAATATGGCTGGTAAAAGTAGAACAGAATTAAAAACACAAACAGATAGCGCATTAACGGCTGTATTAACGCTATCAACACATCGATCGTATCTTAAAGATGATATGATTGAGAGTGCAGTTCTTAGAAAAGATGTAATAGCAAGCCAAACACCTTCAGGCGGAAACGTGGCTGTTGATTTTTCTTCAAAAGACCTTTGCACGGTAACGACTACAGGAAATTTGAGTGTTTCATTCTTAGGAATGGACAATGGAGATGTGAAGTATCTGGCAATAACTAAGAATGCTGGCAATACTATTTCATTCACAGGCTCGACTGATGTAAGCCCACGCCGTGACTATATAGATGCAACTGCATTAACCGTGATTTACAAAGTAGCCAATAAAAACGGCACTATTTGGGTATGTGCAATAAGTATTGATTTTGATTTCCAGCCTGATTTGGATGCACTTGAAACCTCACTTACAAGCTATATAGACAATGAAATATCGACTGCAACTGATGATTTAATAACCGTGGCTTTGCCAATTGGCGCATGGGATATGGACGCCAATAGCAGTGTAAATGTTAGCTATACTATCCCTTCAGGTAAAAAAATTATAGGATTACAAGTAGTCATTTTTAACGATGTAAATAACGATAGTCATCCACTTAATCATGTAAATGGACTTCCATCAAATGCAAATGTGCAGGGTGGATTTGCATACAGGGTAAGTTCAACAAGATTTGAATTAAGTAGATTAACAAGTGGTTTTTTTGATTCAACACTATATGATGACACCGGAGTAAATAGAGGTTATATAACTTTTTATCTAGTTGATGTGTAATGGCTTTACTATCGACAAAAACATGTAAATATATACGTCCTGATTCAGTTGACGATCCGAATGCTGAATTGTACGAGTATTTTTTGGTCTGGTTAAGCCCAGACGGGGGTGTTTATTGCTGGTTGTTTGAAGATTTTGAGCTAAAAAAGGATATAAACAGCGAAATAATCAACACAAAAGAAAATATTACAAAGTTATATAAGAATGCAAACAGGTCAGTTGGGGTGGTTGCTGAAGACCTGACCGAAAATGAATTTGATACACTTTCTGACATAACCAGGGCAATAGTTGTAAGAAGATACTATAAAGATGGTACTTTTGACAGATTAGCAATAGTAACCGATAGGATCATAAAGCCAAAATCACAATTCAGGTATAATTTAGAACTGGAAGTTGAAGAAGTTGAAGATAAGATAATGCGTTAATGGCACAATTAAAGATAGATGGTAATGGAATCGAACTTGGAAGAAATAGGCTTGTTTTTTCTAAAGCTGGTTACTCATTTACTGATTGGCTAACAAGAGATATTACTTATTCTGAAAGGATAACACTTCCAGAGACATCTTTACTTAATTCTATCTTTTTTCGGCCGTATTCTACTGAAATAACAGGACAAAAGTTCTCTAAGTTTCACACATTCAAGTATATAGAAAATGGAAAAATAGTTAATTCCGGTGTCGCTAAATTGTTTAGGTTCAATGAGAATAAGGAATACGAAATCCAATTGTTGGATAAGAGCTTTGAATTATTTGATAACCTAAATAACGAGCTAACTGCCCTAGACTTAGAATCTTCTGATTTTACTTTTAATACAACTAGTTATAACACCTTAAAAGTGCTTAATAGCTCTGTTTGGATTTGGTCGGCAAGTTCGATGCATCAGGATAAGACATTGGCAAAGAATATACTTTCAGGTAATTTGGCTTTTTCACGTCCATTTTTGTCTGTCAAACGATTAGTGGAGGCCATGTTTGCCGCAAATGGATGGAGTTATAATTTAGAGGTTAATTGTGATGCTTTTGATACTTTGATTGTAAGTCCTAAAGCTGAATTTGTTTTTACATCATTTGAAAAGTCATTCACAACTACTTTGACAACTGGAAATATTGATTTATCAAGCCCTGACTTTATAAATGGGGATACTGTTTCACCTGCAACACAATTAAACACGACTTACAATAGTAAGCTAAGGTTTAGAGGCGATGCAGATGCAGACAATGATTTTATTCTAACTATTACAGTAACTGGTACTAAGCCATTCGTGCAGACATTCATTATAAACCAGGGTTCAAATGACTACGATCTGACAAGTAACGAAATAACCGGGGGGGATGCTGTTGTGATTTCCTTAACAGGAACAGGAAATATTGACCTTACAAGCTTCTTAATTTACACTATAATTGACGAAAACGATTTCGGCACAATGTCAAGTGCTAACTTTGCAGGATATAAAGTTAAGACTTATGACAATTTACCAGAAATCGAACAAAAAGAACTATTCAAACATTGCTTGGTAAGTATTGGAGGTTTTTTTACCTCTGATAATTTCGGCAAAAAGATAAATATATTTTCTGTTAAGTCACTATATAGACTTGGCGCAATTGATTGGAGTAGCAAATATGTAGAAGATTCAGAAAGTGTAGAGCCTCTTGATAATTACGGAAAAGTTAACTATTATGTTTACGATAATTCAGATATCAAACCATTTAACTTAGGCCGTGGAAGTTTCCAGGTAGACAATGAAACATTACCAAATAAGATAAATGTGTATGAATCTGTTTTTGCGGCATCTTCAGAGGTTACAATTACAGATATAATGATTGATAATGATGTATACGACGATACCGAAAGGATTAATGACATAAACACATTAATTGGGTACTATGAAGTTTCAGGTGTTTACACAGTAGCAAGATTTGAACAGCTTAACGGTAATTCAATATTATCAAATTATTATTCTAACTTTGTAAAGGCAGTTCAAAGAGGTGAACTAGTCGAAGCTGAATTTAATTTAAACAAATCAGATTTTTTTCTTTTTGATTTCACAAAACTAATTTATCTAAACCAAAAGAAATCAACGTTTTACGTATTAGGAATAAATAATTATACTGAAAATGATAAAACAGATGTTACTTTATTACGTGTGTAGTGGGTAACATTTTCAACACAAACACTATTAATATTTAGAACTATGCCAAGAGAAGAAGACCTGCCTCCATCAAAAAGAGGGCAATTAGAAAATGAAATTACAAGTGAGACGCTAAAATTTCATGAAGAAGTCGGACAAAATCAACTATTTGTCCACAAAACTGATAAACAAAAGATTGATTATTTAATAACATATTTTATTAAGAATCAGTCAATTATGAAATTACAAATTGAATACTTGCTTGAAAAAGTTTCTCAAAGATAACTGGATAGGACTGATTTTGTTCTTACTTTATTTCATGACCGAAATCGGGTATTTAGCTTTTTCTGAAATCCATTTTAAGACAAAGATAGTCAATGGATGTGCTAAGGAAATAATGTTAAATACTCCGGTTTACTATTTTAGTTTAGCTGTCAAGAATTTGTTTATGATTTCGGTTATTCTAATTTTAGTCTGGAAAATAAGGTCACTAAAAGCAATAACATGCGGATTGATGACATGGGATATTAGGGAGCTTTATCAAGAATTTTGTTACTTGGCTGGTTATAATGAAGATGTATTAAATATCGAAGTGGGTTTAATTGGTCAAGTATTAATAGTATGTGTTGTCATAATAGCTGTATATGTGTTGGATTATTTCAAATCGCCTTACAAGCGGGGATAGGTATATTTGTAGGTCTAACGATTGTTACGTATTTTTATAATCTAAAAATCAAATATGAAAAAATAAAGCGAATTAAGAGGATAAGACAAGGAATAAACGAATTAAAGGAACAGATTATGAGCGATAAAAAAGACTTGGAGCATGAAATTTTAGAATTAAAGATAAATAAAATCGCTTATGAAAATTCGCTAAATAATAAAGCTGTAATCGTTCAATTAAATTCAGAGTTTGAAGTCGTAAACCTGAGACTTGACAACATAAATAAATCAGTTGATCAAACTAATTTAAAACTTGATGATTTCATAGTGGCTACAAATGAAGAAATAAAAGGACTTAAAAAAGAAATAGAACCTTTGAAGTTAATGAAAAAGATACCTAAGTGGGGATATATATTAGCATTCATTGGGCTAACAGTAACATTGAATTTCAAGCAATTAATGGCATGGATAAATAAATTATTACCTTGGTAAAATGGCAGATGAACAAATCATAGTAGATATAGAAGTTGATAGCGATGAGGTAAAGAAAGCTGAAAAACGCATTGACGAACTTACTGATTCTATTGAAGAATTAGCAGCAAAAATAAAAGATGCGAAAAATAGAAATGCTGAATTTCAGGCAAAAGTAAATAAATTAAATGATGAACTTGCGGATGGCAATATAACTATAGAAGAAAGGAATAAAGAATTAGAAAAATTAATAAAACAGCAACATAAAGATAATGTATTTATAGCCGAATCAACAGTTGAGCTTCAAAAGCAGAAACGAGAAAGAACGGCAAACATAAAGGTTATACAATCTGAAGAAAATAGCAGGGAAAGATTAAGACAAAGGGTAGCATTGCTAACAAAGGAATACAACTCCCTTAATTTAGAAACTGTTGAAGGGCGCAAACGTTCCGAACAATTACAAAAAGAACTCAAACAACTCAATGAGGAATTAAACGAAGGCTCAAAAGCAGCCGGAAATTTCAAAGATAATATCGGTAACTATCCTGAAGCTGCTGAAGGTGCAATAATAAGTTTACAGGGCGTTGGTGACGGCATGGAACAGGTAGGTGGTTCTTCTGCACAGGCTGTTGGTGGTATAAAAACATTGGGTAATGCATTTAAAGCCTTATTAGCTAATCCTGTTGTTTTAGTTTTGGCAGCTATTGTTGCTGGGCTATCTGCTTTATTTAGTGCATTTAAAAAGTCGGCATCAGGTGCTAGGATAATGGACAAGGCTAGTGCTGTTCTTGATGGGACAATGGCTGTATTGACCAAAAAAATGAATGAATTAGGAGAGGCAGCCGAACAGTCGTTCAAAAAGGGTGAAGATGGGACTGTAGGTTTTTGGGAGGCGCTAAAAAAGAACGTGGTCTATAAATTTCAGTCAGTAATTGAATTATTCAAAGCTGTAGGAGACGGGTTAAAAGCACTTTGGGAAGGCAATACAGAGGCTATCGAAAAAGCATCAGAAAAAGCAAAAGAGGCTCTAATAGGGATAGTTACAGGACAAACTTCTGAACAATTAGAGAAAATAGCAGATAAATTTAAAGAGACTGCAAAAGAAGCCAATGAATTAACACAAGCGTTCTTAAAATTGGCAGATGCCCAATTAAAAGGCCGTGCATCCGCAAGAAACTTAGAAAAAGGAATTGCCCAAACAAGTGCAGAATTAGAACGCTTAACAGAAATTGCGGGGGATGATACCAGAGCAATGAGCGAACAAAGGGAGGCCGCAATTAAGGCTGGTGAAGTCGCTCAAAAATTAGCAATGCAGGAAAAAGCATTAGCGGGTACAAGATTAGCATTAATTAATCAAGAGGTTGCTGTAAGGCGTAGTGCAGGTCAAGATATTCAGGATTTACTAGACGAACAGGCAGATGCTTATTTGGCATATGTTGACGCTCAAAGCCGTGCAGCAGTTGCAGCTCAAAAGATAGCAATAGAGCAAAGAAAAATAGAAAGGGATATATTTGAGCAAAATCTTGATATTCTTATAGATGTTGGTGATAAGATAAAAACAGAAAGGGAAAAACAAATCCAGGATGAAAGCCTATCACTGGACAAAAGAAAGCAATTGCTTGAAGGTGCCAGGGCTGCATTAGAGGCTAATTTTGACGCTATAAAAAAAGAATACGAATTATACGGCGTTACAGCAGAGCAGATTAATGAAGTCATTTCTGCCAGCGATGCAAAACAAGCAAATGAAAAATTAAAAGCACTAGGATTAAATGAAATAGCAAACAATAGACTACGTGAAATAATACTCGAAAGGAGACAGGCCGAACTTGATTTTAATGATCTTCAAAAAGACTTATCAGATGAAGAAATTTCCAGAAAAGAAAAAGCAAACGATAAGATTCAGCAAATAAATGAAGACAGGATATTATCACAAATAGATAATGAAGAAGAGCTAAAAAATAAGTTAATAGAATTAGAAGAAGCGAAAAGAAAATCATTATTACAAAGCAAAATACTTACTAAAGAAGAAAGGCAGGCTATATTAGAAAACGAAACATTAACCGATGATGAGAAAAAAACTCTTTTAGAAGATAAAACCCTACTTGAAGAAGAAAAACAGGCTATTATCCTTGAATCAGAAGAAAAAATAAAGGAAATTGAGAATGAATTTGCTGATAAAAAAGAAGAAAAAGAAAAAGAAAAATTAAAAAGGCGCAAAGAACTTATACAAGAAAGCCTGGATAATATTGTTTCTATAACTGAAAAGTTCGCAGGCAAAGAGGCTGCTTTATTTGGGAAAATAGCCGTAAATATTGGTAAAGCTTTTGAGGATGGAAAATTAACAGCTACAGAGGCAATCAACGGTATTACTTCTATTACACAAGCTTCTTTTGATGCTATTCAAGAGCGTAGGGATATTGACTTACAAAATATAGAATTAAAGCGCCAAAAAGAATTAGAACTTGCAGGAGACAATTTAGAGGCACAAGTTGAAATCAATCGAAGATACGACCGTGAAGCAGCTGTAATTAAGCTAAAACAGTTTAAAGCAGACAAAGCAAAAGCACTTGTTGATATTGCTATTCAAACAGCTGTTGCAGTTGTAAAGGCATTACCTAATGTCCCATTGTCTATCACTATTGGTGCGCTTGGTGCGGTACAGGCTGGCATAGTTGCAAGCAAGCAACCTCCTAAATTCAAAAAAGGTGTTAACGATATTGTTTCAATTGGAGGATCACACGAATCAGGCAGGGATGTTGATGTGTTTGGAGTTTCAGGAAATCAAACACAATATTTTGGTAAAGTAGAAAAAGGTGAAGTCATGCCAGTAATCAGGAAAAGTGCAATTAATGATTATATGATTGCAAAATTAAACGGGTCTTTTTCTCCAAATAAAAGAATTTTCCAAACTGGAACACCTGATATTACGAATGTAAACCAACAGAGTTTATCAGCAGAAGATATTGCGGCAGCATTTAAATTAATAAACCTTAGCGTTAAAGTTGAAGATATTACTAAAGAAATAGCTAAGAAAGTTGAGGTTGTTGATAATTCAAAAGTATAACATTCGTTAAAAATGCATTAAAACGCATTTTAGCTCAGTGTTATAAACAAGTGCTTTAAGTTTGTCACTCGTTTTAAGTGTAGTGGGTATTTGACCAAAAAAGAAAAAGCCCACCGCACTTTTGTTTTTTCAAAACAATTAGAATAAAGAACCCTGGTTAATTTTCTTAGCTTCTTCAATTTCTAATGCTCTGTTTAAAAAATGTAATCCAATTTCAGGGTCTACCAAATTTCTGAGTATTTGTATTTTATTGTGTTTTATTGGCACACCTTTTAAATTAAAGCCATATCTTCCATTAGTTACTGTTTGTTCCGAAATTGGCTTTTCGGGTTCAACATGTAATTTATGTACAAAAAAGTTACACCAAAAATAATACCTGCCAATTTCAACGGTAGGTCTTACTAATGGCTCAATCGACCTTTTCTATCTTGCCTTCTTTTTGAAGTTGTTCCAATGCTGTATTCATTTCTTTCCAGAATTATTTTTTGCCACCCCGCCTCAGTTTTTTCAAAACTGTAAAGGTTAAAAAACTCGTTTATTGTTTTCCCACTTAACCACCATTGCATAGCTGTTTCACCATCTCCATTAGTTGCACAAGTGAGCTTCCATTGTGGGTTATTTGCCATGCCCTTTGTAATTGCTTTTTTAATAGCTGTGTAATATTTTGGGTACAAGTCAAATTCTGCTTGCCTTGCTCCTTTTCTACTTACCAAAGGGCAACCAACACAGCCGAGTCTACACGCACCAGTTTTATAGTGAGGTGCAAGTTCAATATTGTGCTTGTCTATAAACTCATATACATCATCATCTTCCCAGTCGTATATTGGGTATATATGTTGTGCTCCATTTTGCCACTTTCGGTTATCGCATTGTACATAGTCTCGGTTTTGTCTTTTACGACTTTCTACTGCCCTCACTCCCTCAAATACGTTTTTACCAACAGAACCATACTCTTTTAAAAATTCGCAACAGTATCTATTTAATCTTGTTGGCAACCCTTTACGCTCTACAAGTTGATAAAAACTCTCATTTGGGTGCAGTATTTTTGTGTGTGGGTAAAATGTTCTTATATGTTTAATCGTACCCCTAGGGTCAATAGTGGTGTTTGTATAATAGCTATCAACTTCGGTTCTTATTCCTGCAAGTTCAATCAGTTTATCAACTACTGCACTATCTTTACCACCACTATTGCCACTATGCAAGTTAGGCATATTTCGGTGTATCGTTTTTATAAACTTTATCGCTTTATTTTCTAATATCATAAAAAACCCTCCATAAAAAATAATTTTTAACATTCGTTTTTCAAATCAAAGTCGGTGCGTAATTGTCGCACAGGTCATATTACTATTCGTTATACTTTAATCCTAAAAGAAACATTACTACAGCAATCGACCTTTTCTATCTTGCCTTCTTTTTGAAGTTGTTCCAATGCTGTATTCATTTCTTTGTAAATCTCGCCCCAAAGCAAAGACTTTTTAACTTTTGTCCTTGTTTTGCCAAGGTCGGTAAGTAGTTTTAAAATTAGTTCTTTCATACCAGAAACATTTTTCTAAATTCTTCCAAGTCATCTTGTTTAATCCTGTATTCAAGTCGTGCGCCGTGGTGAACCTGAATAGCATTAAGTCTCACTTTGTCCTTTGTTAAGCCTACACGAATATAATTTCTTACCGTTTGCGGTTCGACGCTTAACTTTTTAGCTGCTTCTTTAACTGTCAACATTTTTATCATTTTTTAATGGACATAAACACGAAATCCCATCTCCCCAAAATTCTGATGTGATAGATTCATGTATAATTCCTTTGTTATTGTACGATTTGAGTAAATCACATGTAAATAGCACTGTTCCGAGCTTTGTTGATTCAACAGTTAAGTGTCTGCATTTATTGCAACTTAATTCCATAATTTTTTTTTACAAAGATAACAAATAAACGTTAATAACGTTGTGATTTACCCTAATTTCTTTGAAAAGGCGTAAATGTGCTATAATTTTGATAAAAAATAAATTATATGGCAAAGCCTATTTTATTATACACACCAATTTTTAGTGATACAGCTGAAAGCATTACACGACAATTATTCGATTTTCCAGCAAATGAAGAAATAGAAATATGGATGAACACCCCGGGGGGGTCTGTCAGTGCTGGTTGGTCAATATTGGCAGCCCTTAATGAGTTGAAAAGAGATGTTAATGTAACTGTATTAGGTGACGCTCAAAGCTTTGGGTTTTTCATGTTGCTTTTTGCCAACAAAGTAAAAGGTTATGATACTTCTAATTTTATGATACATAGGGCAGCTTCTTTTTGGGAGGATGTTATGACTGATGAAGAATTAAAAGAAATCGAAGACCGGAACAAAATCATAAGGGGTAAGCTAGAAGTCAGGATTAAAGAAGATAAATTCAAAGAAATTACCGGAAAATCTTTTGATGATATTTTTTCAATGGATGACCGCTTAGACGTGAATCTAACTGCAAAACAAGCAAAAGAAATAGGGCTAATTGACGAAGTAATAAGCTTGGATGTAAAAAAGAGGAAAGAAATAGAAAGCCGTTACTATGATGAAATAATGGCACTTAGTATTAATTCAAATAAAAAAAAGATGGGAAAATTAACTGATTTGATTTTCGGCGAAAAAGACCCCGTTTTAATTGCTCAAATTGGCGAAACCCAGTTTGCTTATAGTAAACTAGAAATGGGCGCCAAAATTAAAGCAGTTGGAAAAGGTGATCACGAACCTATTTCGGGAACTTTTGAAGCTGAGAACAAAACTGTAACTGTTGTAGAAAATGAAATCACAGCGATTACAGAAATTGACAAAAGCGGACAGGAAATAGAAGCTCTTAAAGCCGAAATAAAAGCACTTAAAGAGAATCAAATTACTGTTGAAGATGTGGCAGAAGTGATTAACAAACTTCAGGATGAGCAGGCATCAGAGCTTAACGCTATTCGTGAAATTTTGGAAAAAGCAAAATTAGCGGTTTCAAAACCAGAATTACCAGAAGGTGAATTTGTTGACGAACCAGTTGGTGAAATCTTATCAGTAAGGGAGAGGTTAACTGCTTTGCAAAACGAAAAACACGATCAGAAACGTAAACAAAGGGAGGAATAAAAAATGGCAGATACTTTTGTTAGCACGAATTACAATGGTGAATTAAATGATTATTTGTATAAAGTATTGGGTCTTGGTGCCCAGACTGCGCAAAAAGGTGGTTATCATTTAATTCCAGACGTAAATTCTAAAGAAGAATTGGACTATCTGGAGACAGATGAGGATCCAATGACTGACTATACTGACGACACCCCAACAACAGGTGAAGCCAATACAACTTTGAAAAAAAGGGAAGTAGAACCAAGCAAATTTACAGTATGGGGCAAAATTACTCCGTCCGCATGGTTGCCAATTTGGAGAAAATACCGTTCACAGGGCACATTAACTCAATTGAATGCAAATCCTCAATTTTTAGGGGATGTTTTCGCAGTTGTTGGGAATGCTACTGCCAGGCAACTTGATAAATTATTTTGGCAAGGTGATAAAGCTGCTGGAGCCGCAAGTCCATTAAGGTTTATTGATGGGGTAATCAAAAAAATTGAAGCAGATAGCGACACAAATATAACATTTGTAACACCTGCTGGTTCAATTACAAAGACAAATGTGGTTGATATTTTGGAGGCTATTTATACAGCAATGCCAGACAAATTTTTTGATGATCCTGATTTTAAAATTCACATGAATACAGGTGATTACAAATTGCTTCAATTCTTTAACAACGACGTCAAAAAAACAACAGTTGGGGTATTAGATGAAAATATACGCAAGTTATTCTTGGAAAAAAGAATTGAGCATTTTACTAACTTGCCAGCTTCTCACATTGTAGCTGCAAAAACTATGAGTTCAGAACAATCTAATTTAGTTCTTGCTATGTATGCCTCGCTTGAAAATGAAATGATGGGATTGAAAGTCGAAAAGAAAGAGCTTTCAAACATTACTCGTTATCGTTTTGACGGGATGGCCGACGCTCAATACAGATACGGTGGTGATATCGTTTATTACAAACCAGCTTAAATAGGAGGTATTATGTATAGAAATCAAGCTATAGCGCAAGCTACATTGACAGATACAGGGGTTGTAATCTCTGATCCTGCTCATTTTATTGAGGATGAATTTGAGGGCGTTGTTGGATTTGCAGTTCTGGCAAATGAAGTTTCTGGAACTTTGGACGGCGATTGCCAGTTACAAGGTTCTTTAGATGGAACCAACTGGGTAAATATTGGTTCTACTGTAGCAATTGTAGACGGAGTGACTGTTTTTGTGCCACTTGGTGGAACAGTACTATATTATAACTATTATAGAATTACAACTACAGGTGTTGGAACTCAATCCACAACCTTAGATGTAACTTATATAGCAAAAGGAAGGAATTAATTATGGCATGTGTATTAGAAAGTCAAAGCTTACTAGATTGTGATATCCCTCCAATTGGAGGTGTTCAGAATTTTGTAATGCTATATAATTACACTGAATGGCGTGAAATGGTAGACGGCGGAAATGTTACTTTTGATGCTGCCGGAATGATTACCGGAATAACCAACGCTTCAGGTGTACAGGCATGGCGTTTTGATGTGCCGGATGAAACTGCTTTAGTTTTGGGTTCAGTTGATAGATTAGTTGACGGCGGAATTGATGGTTATGACCATAGTCTTAATATGTCAATTATTGATACTAAGCAAGCTCAAAAAAATGTTTTAAAAGCAATGTCTTTTGAAAAAGTTGTTGCTGTTGTTTATCGGAAGAATGGTACTGGTGAAGTTTACGGAGGTGAGCAAGGATTAAAGAGTACAACTAACACTTATAACCCAAACGATCCATCATTCGGTGGGGTTATTCCTGTACAGTTGGCTACAAGCTCACGTACAAGTCCTGAAAACTTGATGCCAGCAGACGTATTTGATACAGATATTGCAACTACAAAAGCATTAATTGAAAGTCTTAACGTACCAGGTGTTTAATTTTAAATCTTAGATTATGGCAAAGAAAGCAAGTAAAGATGTAGAAGAAACTACAGAAGTAAAAGAAGAAAAAAAGCCTAAAAAAGAGGTTAAAAAGTACAAGGTAAAAGATGAAAAAGAACTCGGTTTTCGCAGGAGACATTATCATACAGGTGAAGAACTTGTCTTGATAATTGCAGGCAAGGAGTATGATGAAGAAACTTATAACCAATTCAATCATAGAGCTAAGGCAATATTTTTTGAATCTTAATTACATTCAAATAGCTTTATTTATTAGCCCGTCCGCTACTTCGGGCGGGCTTTTTAATTAAATAACATGGCAGAAATTAAAGGAAAATATAAAACCTCATCAGAAAATGATGCACGGGAGCCGCAAATACAGGTAAATAGTTTGGATTTTTTAGTGTCAGTTGACCGGATGCCGACTTTTCATAGTGGGGCACAAGACATTTATTTGTATGGTTTTGATAATAATTACCCTAGAAAAATAGTACAATCATCTGATAGGAGCAGTGCCCTTGTGACAGCAAAAAACAAGCAAGCTCAATTTGTACAAGGGTTAGGCTTTCCAGGTGCAACAGCAAACGATGTAAAAAACGATACGGCTATTGTAATTAATGAAAAAGGACAAACAGCATATGACTTGCTTAAGTTTTGTGCAGAGCAAAAGAGCAATATAAATATTGCTATTCATGTGAATTATAATGCATTAGGTGAAGCTGTTGAGTTTAATCTGATTCAATACGACTTTGTACGCCGGAAAATAAAAAAGAAAAAGGATAAATTTGTTAAGTATATTATTACTAATATTTGGCATCTTGAAAACGACTATACTCAGTATGGATATGCAGCAAAAATTATGTCATTCAATAAGTGGGTAGAAGATAAAGAAACTGAAATAGACTTCTTAGCATTGGAGGTTTTTGATTATAACCCCGATCCTATTGTAGTAAGGGAGCAAATAGAATTAAGCGGCGGAATAGAAGACTATCCAGGCCAAATTTTCTACATGAAAAGAACAGAAGACATATACCAAAAGGCTGTATATGATAGTGTTGCAGATGATTTTCAGTTTTTATCTGAATGCAAACTAGCTAGTTTGAGTAATATTCAAAATGGCTATAGTGCCGGAGGTATTTTCAAGCATTTTGGAAATTTGACAGGAACGAAAGAACTAGAAGAATTAAAAGGAAAACTAAAAAATACAACTGGAGCAAAGAACACTGGCAGGATAGTAGCTGTAGAAATACTTCAAAATGCAGATGGCAATATTCCTACAAATCTATTTGAGCCAACTCAAATGCAAAATATAGATAAGTTATATGAACAGCAAAAAAAGGATGCAAAAGAATCGATAAAACAACTATATTCACAACCAAGTGCCTTGATTGGTGAAGATACTACTGGCAATTTCGCCACTCAAAAAATGCAGGAAACATTTAATTTTTATAACTCTGTTACGGAGCCGTTAAGACAGGAACTTGAAATCGAATTAACAACTTTGTTTAAAAATTCTGTATTTGCAAACCAAATTCAATTACCTGTTGAAATAGAACCATTAAAGTATATGGAATTAACAGAAATAAAGCAAGATGAAACTACTAACAACGATTGAAGATATAAGGAAGTACAGGCAATTAGGTAAACAACTTAATTCAGAAAATTTTGAAGGAAGGGTAAGAGAAGTGCAGGAAAATGAGCTAACTGAATTACTTGGGGAAAGTTTGTCCTATGAGTTTTTTGATTTTCTGGAAAATAATTGGAATAGCCAGGCGGGGACATTTACAAGGGATAGCGCAATGCAATTCACAGCACCCGGAATAGATTTGAGCGCATGGACTTCTGACTATTCTTTAAGAATTAACGATAATACTTTTGTAAGCGTAGTAAGTGCCGTTTTTGGAGGCGTAGACACGATAATAACAGTAAAAGGGTACGATTTGCCAGAAGCATTAACAACAATTGAATACAAGGCTGAAAATAAGTATATTAAGCTACTTAATGGAGAAAGTTATACTAAGGATTCTGAAACTGTAAGTTTTAATGGTTTAAGGCCGTTTATTGCATGGAAATTACTTGCTATTTTTATTACAGATGGAAACGTAAAGCATTCAGATGTAGGAAATTTTTCAATCACTTCAACTAACTTTATTAACCCTTCAAATGCAGAATTAAAAGCCGCAAAGTCTACTTATTTACAAAATTCAACACGAGAAGAAAATAGGATAACAGACTATTTGAATGAAAAAAGTACAGACTTTCCACTTTGGGAAACAAAAGGCGATCAGAATATTGAGAATTTTAATTTCATAGTTATTTAATTATTAGTTTATTGAATTGTTTTAGCCCAGGTTAACGCCTGGGTTTTTTATTTCAAAAAATTGTGTACATTTATCAGAATGTAGCTTCAAAATATTAAGTAAGTGTTAAAAAATGTTAAAACTATGAAAATAATTGCCTAAATATTTGGTCAATATTAAAATAGTTCGTATATTTGAACTATAAAACAATTAAAAATTAGCAACTATGAAAACAACAAACGAAATAAGAAGCAAAGTAATGAAAGCAGCCTGGACAATTTACCGTAAATACAAAGTACAAAGTATGGCTAATTGGTCAAAAGCTTTGAAAAAAGCATGGAAATGGGCAAAAGAAAACTTATATAAATTATTTAATGTTTGGACTCCAAACAATGAAATGTTCAGATTCTATATAGGTAAAAATTATATACAGGTTAATATAAAAGAAAGAAACCCTTACGGATATTATGAAAATCATAGATATTGCAAAGGTGAACGCTTCGAAACTGGATTTTATAAATTAGTAGGTATTTCAAAAGAAGATTTTAATAACATATATGGAGACGCTATTTTCAACTACTTACATGTTGACTTAGTACCTTCAAAATTTTAAAAAAAAGAGTAAGCCGAAAATCTTAAAAAGAGTAGGCCAAAGTGACAAATTAATAATTATGGAAAATTTAACAAGATTTTTAGAAGAAAACAAAACTGCATTAGCAATGGATTTTGGAGCCATGAGTATAATAACTCACTATAAAGGCATTCATCAAATTCCAATGTTTGATTATGAATTTTCAGGTATATTGTACTGCCAAAAAGTTCATTTCGAAGGGCTTTTATCATTGGGGGTTAAAATAGACTTCTCTGATATAAGGGTTGGATTTCAAAATAACCAAAATTCTTGCGGAGGTTCTGGAAACACTAATGCAGTAAGGGTTCAGTTTAATTTTGAAACGTATAAAAGAATTGAGAAATTTTTTAGAAAAGAAGGAAGTTTAAATATGTTAAATAATCATCATTTAATGAAATTAGGATTTCCGTTTACTAAAAGATGCCATTTTTCTCAAGAGTCTATTCTTTCAGAAAGTCAATATTTACGGATTAAAAAAATAAGAAGAATGTTTTACGAAAAAACGTTAAGCGATAGATCAAGAAATTGTTATTATGTACAAAAAAATTTATAAATATGAAACAAAAAATAGAACATATCCGCAAACAAGTGGGTATTTTAATCCAACAAGTGATTAAAGAAAAAGGGCTTACTAGAACAAAAGTTGCTGAGCTGGCAGGAATAACCAGGGAGCAATTAGCATGGGTATGCAGGGGTGAAAAAGACTATACAATTACTACATTCATAAAAATATTAATTGTATTAGAACTTAGCGAGTTATTTATAATCAATATAAATAAACACTTTTATTGAAAATAATTTATATTATATTGCTTATACGTTAGAAATAGTTCGTATATTTGAACTATAAAACAATTAAAAATTAGCAATATGGAATTAGAAAAATTAATAAATCAATTAGGCATTGAACTTATAGAAATAGATGTCACAAAATACATCGAAGATACTTTCTTTGTAGTAGATTTTAAAAACTATCCAAACGGTTCATTTAAATTTGAATTAAAAGATAGTCTTAATCCAGCTGTCCCTCAAAATATAATTAATTATGAAGGAACTGGAATCTTAAACAACGGCTCTATTAATTTGCTCAATATAGAGTTTTACCACGACTTTACGTATAAAACACTTGATACAGTTGCACCTACTAAAATGGTGTATAATATCGAAAGAATTGAAAATTTAATACTTAGCTGGATATGAAAGAACTATTAAAAAAAGCAATAAAAAGAAATCAAGAAACAAACGAGCGCCTTTCTTTAGCCTTACACAAGCAAAAAGAGTTTGAAGCTGAAAAAGAAGAAAACAAAATTAATTGGATAATCGAAAATCATTAATAATTATGAAAACAATTTATTTACAAGACGAAAATTTTGAATGGAAAAAATTTGAATATGAAAATATTTCAGATTTGTCTAGTGAATTTGAAAAAAGTAATATAAAACTTGGTAACTGGTGCAAACTTGGTGACGAGTGCGAACTCGGTAACTCTGCCGAAATCGGATACTTTGCCGAAATCGGGGACTTTGCCAAAATCGGGGACTCTGCCAAAATCGGATACTTTGCCGAAATCGGGGACTCTGCCAAAATCGGGGACTCTGCCAAAATCGGGGACTCTGCCAAAATCGGGGACTCTGCCAAAATCGGATACTCTGCCGAAATCGGGGACTCTGCCGAAATCGGTAACTCTGCCAAAATCGGTAACTCTGCCAAAATCGGATACTTTGCCAAAATCGGATACTCTGCCGAAATCGGGGACTCTGCCGAAATCGGTAACTCTGCCGAAATCGGATACTTTGCCAAAATCGGATACTTTGCCGAAATCGGGGACTCTGCCGAAATCGGATACTTTGCCGAAATCGGGGACTCTGCCAAAATCGGGGACTCTGCCAAAATCGGATACTTTGCCGAAATCGGGGACGAAATTAAAATAATAAGAGGGCTATTTATTTTAGGATCAAAACATCAGTTAACATATACAGGCAATAGCACTATTTCAATAGGATGCCACAATATGACTATAAAAGAATGGTTAAAAAATGGCTTAGAAATAGCAAAAAAAGAAGGATATTCAGAAAATGAAATTACTGAATATAAAATGTATATTAATTTAATTAAACGATTTAAAAAGTTACATTATGAAACAAGATAAAAAAGTCTAAACAAAAGCTATGGAATACGAAGAAATAGTAAGAATATCAAAGCAAAACATTGCTAAAACAGAAAAGATGATTGAAGAAGCTGAAAAATTCTATCAGGAAAAACAGGATAGAATATTTGAAAAAAAAGTAATTGAAAATACAGAAAATTTTTGGACATATGAAGATTAAATTAACAAGCACATCATTAAGATCTATATTAACGGCTATTGAACTAAAAAAGGAATCAGGATGGAAAGTAATAAAGAAAATAAAAAAAATACTGTGGTGGTATCAAGTAACAATGAAGAAATGAAAGAGGTTATTTCATGTCATATTAATAAGATTCTTAATGAAACTGATCATAATCCAAAGGATATTTGGGAGTCTTCAGGAATTGAGAAAACCTCTTATTACAACGTATTAAAAGGTATAGCTTCAGTTGACACAATGCTGAAAGTAGTAAAAGTCTTAGATTCAAGGCTGTACGAACATATTAAGAATTTAATCATTAAATCAAAGTAATATGAAATGTAAAATTTGTGGTCGTGAAACGAGAAAAGACAGGCCGGTATGTATTGGATGTTATTCTCTGAGGGAGGTTGTCAAAAAAAAGGACAAAGCCCCTAAAAGTAAAGTAGAAAAAGCTACTAATCATTTATTAAAAAATCCAGGTTTAACGATAATTAGCTGGATAATACCTCCGGTACACCTTCAAAAATCGAAAAATGGAGGTTATAAATTAAAAGATGGAAGACATAGGGTTTGTGCATATAAATTGCTAGGGATAAAGTCAATTAAGGCAAAAAAAGCGTTTTAATGATTTTTTTTGAATGTTATATTAAAAATACGTTAGAAAATAATTATTAATTTTGAAAAAAAATAACTATGGAAAAAGTAAAGATTAAATTCTCTGTAGATACAGGTAAAAAAGCCAAAAATGGCAATCCAATAATCAACATTGAACTTGAAGATGGCCGTAAAGGTGCAGCTTTTGATAGCTCATTTTTAGGCTTGCCATTAGGGCAAGAGGTTGAAATTGAATTAAAACCTGCACCAGATTATGAAGGTGAAAAAAGATTTTGGTTTTCAATACCAGGGCAAAAAAAAGCAGGTGGGTTTAAAAAAGATTGGAATCTTGAAAAGAAAAGGATTAGTCTGGAATGCGCTGTATCTGCAATAAACAAAACAGATAAGCAATTTTCATCTGATAATATTATAGAACTGGCTAAAAAGTTTTATTCATACTTAAATGAAAAATAATGGATAATAAAATAGATCAATGTATAAAGATTGCAAATAAAATAGAAGATGATATTGCATCTCTGCATTATGAGCTTGAATATGAACAAATTGTCAATATAGCAATAATAGTTGTTAAGGCAGTTATTAAGGAAATACCTATGTATACAGGTTTGCTTAACCCTAAGTGGGAAAAATATGACTATGTATTAACGTTGCTTAAAAATAGACTATCATGAAAATATTCATTGATGAAGATGCAAATCAACTCAACATATTAGACGAAAGATATTACCAGAGCCGAAAAAACAAAGATGTATATTATCCAGGTGTAACCACAATTCTAGATGCCTATTACAAAGGCTATGGCTATTCAGAATGGCTAAAACAAGTAGGCTATAACGCTGATGAAATAGTAAAAAAAGCAGCCGAACAGGGCAGTAATGTACATGAAATGATTGAAAACTATCTAAAAGGATTTGAAATCAATTGGGAATTTGAAGGAAAACAACTTTACACCCTTAACGAGTGGAAAATGTTTTGCAAGTTTATTGAATTTTTCGAGACTTACAAGCTAGAAATATTAGCGATTGAATTTGTTTTTTGTAATGAAGATTTAGGTTTTGGGGGGTGTATTGATTTGATTTGTAGGATTAATGACCAAATATGGCTAATTGACCACAAGACTTCAAATTATATCCACAAAACACACGAACTCCAAATATCTGCTTACCGAACAGCTTGGAATGCATTAAACCTACAATATGAGATTCAAAGAAGTGGTATATTATGGCTAAACGCTGCAACACGTGGAGCAGATAAACAAGGCAAGAAAATACAAGGAAAAGGCTGGCAGTTAAAAGAATTTGGTAGGAACTTTCAAGAAGCTTTTAGATTATTTGAACACACACAAGCTATTTGGATAGAGGAGCATCCAAATTATAAACCTAAGAATCAAATTTATCCGGCAAGTTTTAAATTAAATAAATAACATATCTAATTATTTATTTTAATGTTAGATTAGGGATATAAAGCGAAGCTATACAAATAATCAAAAAAATGAGATACCTAATAACAACAAACGAAAAGCACCAACCATTTTTAACAAAGTGGTTTGATCCGGAAAATCATTTTAATCCCGATATTGGGATGATAGTTTATGACCTGGTAGAAGAAAAATTCACAACTGACGGGGTTAACTGGAATGATATTTTAATTGACCATTTATGAAACAATTTTTCACAAAAGAAAACTTAATCCTATCCATTCTAAAATACATGGATAAAAAAGAATCAAAAGAGGCTGTTTTAAGTAATATTGACGAAATGTTTAAGTATTACCATGTAAAAAAGAAAAAAGTTGCTAAAATCGGACTTAAAGAGGCATTGTATCAATTTTTAGATAATAAAAAAGGAATGGATTTTTTACTAAATCAATTAAAGAGTAGTTTATGCAAGTAAAAGGCTAAAAATCCACCAAATGCAAAAACGATTATTTTAAAACTATGAAGAAATTTAGGATTATAATATTAGGCATGTTAGCACATTTTACGCCGTCTATACAATTATGATTGCCCTAGGTGTAGGATTAAGGGACAAACTTACAAAAACTGACTTAGAAGGCAAAAAAAGTAAGTTTATTTTGCTTTTCATCTACGGATATCTGATGTACTCAAAAAGCAAATTCCGAAAAACAAAGGACGATAAACTTCTTAGCATTGCCAACGATTTCGAGTTACTTTCTAGTGAGTTTGACATTGATTTTGATAAGGAGACAGTAACTAATTTAAGCGAAATAAATAAAGATATAAAAGGATTATTAAAATGATAGGACAAGAAGCATATGCAGATAAAGTTTTTTATTGCATTTCTGATATTTTGGTAGAAATAAAAAAACTCAAAGGTTACGAAAAAAAGAAACGAGACAAGTTAATTGATATAATTATAACTGACTATTCAGTTAGTGCAGGTTTAAAACCGGAAATAATTAAATGTATAATTTATTCAAAATGGAGACAATAGAGATATATTACGCAACAAGTAAGCATGACCAATTACCGGTAAATCAAAAGGTAATTAAAAACGGATTAGTCAGTATTCCCGGCAAGAAACCTCTTAAAGTACCTTATAAAACGTTTTTATATTGGTGGTCAAATGGCATGATTAAGAAGGAAAAGCAAAAGACAAAGCTTTCTCTTGATAAAATTCATGATATTGTTTGCCAGTTAGAAGGATTAAAAAGCAATGCGGTAAAATCAACTATACGTAAAAGAAGTCTTGTAAAAGCAAGACAAATAGTTTATTACATTGCAAAGGAAAATAAGCTAGGAAGCTTTCAGGACATTGGGAATTTTTACGGGCAGGATCATGCAACTGTAATTCATGCTTGGAAAACAATAAAAAACGAAATAGATGTTTATCCCTGGATGAAAGCAAAAATTGAAGAAATATCTAACTTATTAAGCGTATGAAAACAAAAAATGTAAAAGACATAAAAATAGGTGATAAAGTTCTATTGCCTGAAACTGGATTTGAATATGTTGTTACCTATATAACTGACGCAAGCATATTAATAAATAGGGCTGATAAAAAATATTGGATACCAAAATCATTAATTGTAATATTTGATTCGCTGTTAAGTACCTCTGGTTATAGGCTTTTTAAATTTAAAAATCTTCCTGAATGGTTTATAGCTAAAAATGAAATAGAATGACAATAGTATTTATAATAACAGCTATTTTAGCCTTAATAGGCATGTTTGGGCTTGCCTATCTGGATAAGATAATCCGAAAGTTAAAAAAGAAAAATTAATACAGTATGAAGAAATTACTAACAAAAATTAAAGCTAAGATATATTATTTCTGGCTTTACAACGAAAAGCCTTTTTAAATGAAACAATCAACCGAACTACGTAAGCAGATAACAGAAGTTGAAAAACTCCTGGCTGAAGAAAAGAACTTCCTCAAAAGAGAGGTTCTAAGGTATGAAAAAAGAGTATTAGAAATGAAACTTAATAAATGTTTAAATGCACGAAAAGAACTTATTTAACAAAATAATCCCTGCAATACTTATTATTTTAATGGTAGTTGCTTTGGTAGGATTTGTAATTGGAATATTAATTTAATGCTATGAAAAAATATAAATTAAAAACCAAAAGAGGGCAGACAGTATTCAGGATTGAAATAAATCTACGTTCTGACCAATACAATAAGACTTCGTTAAATCCGGACGGGATATATATAACTGAGTTAAAAATAGTCCATCAGACAGAAAGAAAAATTGCATTATCTGATACATGGATAACAACATTGGACAGACAAGGAATTAATGAAAAAAAAGATAAATATTGGCACTATTTAGAGGATATTAATATATCAATTAAAACAATGGAAACATACTTTGCAAATGGGATATTTGCAACTTGTTATACTCTAAAAAATCCTAAAAAAATAATTGAAAAAATGAAGCATGAAATTCATTTAAAAGTAAATCGAGAATATGGATTTTTATTTGATGGATTGGCCAATAAAATAGATAGTTTAAAAGTTTTTGAAAAATAATTAGTATATTTGTAGTGATTAGTGAGGTAATCAAAAAGACATTGGGACAAACCCACAGAAGCCATTTTGAGAGTGCCTCACCACTTGATAAATGGCTTTTTTATTTTATACTATGGCTAAACGATTTATAGATACTGGATTATTTGATGACCCCTGGTTTATGGATTTATCTAAAGACGGGAAAATACTTTGGATTTATTTGATAACCAAATGTGACCATGCTGGCATTATAGATATTAATGAAAAACTTTGCAAATTTCAAACCGGAATACAAAAACTTGAAACAGTTATTAAAGAGTTAGGATACCGTTTACAAACAGTTAACGAACACTTTATTTTTATTCCAAAATTTTTTAAATATCAATATCCAAACTTTCCAGATAAGCGATTTAGAGCGGCGGAGAGTGCATTCAATAGACTACAAGAATTAGGAATAGACGAAGAAAAATTAAAGACTTACCTAACACTTAGTAAAGACTTACCTAAGTCTTATAGTATAAGTAATAGTAAAGGTAATAGTAAAGGTAATGGTAGCGGAAATCATTTTTTTAAAAATTCTCCTTATTTTGATTTTGAATACCTGAAGAAATCAATTGATGAAAAATATCATAAATATGATTTATCCTATTACTATGATTCTGCTGTAAACTATTCAGAAAGCAAGGGCGCAATGTATAAAGATTGGCTGGCTGCCATTAGGAATTGGATAAACAAGGACGAAAAAGAGGGTAAGGCTAAATACATTAAGCAAAAAAAATACACTGATGAAGAAATAATAAACGGCTTAGCCCCTCAACCAAAAAAGATTTTCAGGAATGAATGATGAAATACAAAAATATCTTAATCATGGTTTTAACGTGATTCCTGTTAATCAAGATAAGACCCCCGCATGCGATTGGAAACATTTCAAAAATAATAAAATTGAAAACCTAAAACTATTTACAACTGATTGCATAGGTATTGTTTGTGGCAAGATTAGCGATAGTTTAGAAGTATTAGATTTTGACAATCACAACGGCACGGCAAAAGAAAACTTATCTAATTTCTTAAATCACGACTTAATTAAACCTATTTACGAAAAATACAAACTTCCGGTTGTAAAAACTCAAAGCGGTGGGTTTCATATTTATTATCGTTGCGATAAAATCGAAGGAAATCAAAAGCTTGCAATGGTAAAACTAAATGGCAAACCAGATGCAATAATTGAAACACGTGGAGAAGGTGGCTATATATTAGCACCTCCAAGTAAAGGATATGAATTTATAAGGAATTCTTTTGAAGATTTACAATTCATTACAGAACAGGAACGACAATTGATAATAGAATTTGCAAAAACATTTAACAAACATGAAAAGTCTATTAAAAAATACAAAGCAAATACTGATAATGATAAACCTGGAAATATTTATGATAATACACCAGAAGCCATTGAAGAAGCAAAGTCAGCTTTGAAATCAATAGGTTGGGAAGATTTAGGTTTTAATAATTGTTGGAGGCGTCCAGGTAAAAACAAAGGAATCAGCGCAACTTTTGGAAATATAGCGCCAAATGTATTTTATTCTTTTAGTTCAAATGTAGAATATTTTGATTTTGAAACTGCATACACACCTTTTTCGATAGTTAGCTTAATAAAATATAATGGTGATTTTAGCAAATTTGCTTCTGAATTAGCAAAACGGTATAAACTAAACGGAAAAGCAAAAGAACCGGAACCAAGCAAAGAAGATTTAAAAGCTGAATTACTAAAATACTACAATGACCCTGATATAAACATTGAAAAACCTCCAATGGTAATCGGTATCAGGACACAAAATAACATAGCTCCTATAATGACATTAGGCAATTTAAGTGTTTTAAAAGGTGCTGCAAAAAGTAAAAAAACCTATTTAATGTCAATGTTTGCGGCTTCTGCAATAGCAAATTCTGAACTATTTAGGGATATAATTACAGATATTCCAAAAAATAAAAGGCAGGTTGTTATTTTTGATACAGAACAAAGCAAATTCCATTCTGCAAGGTTGTCTAATCGGATTATAAAAATGTCTTATAGCAATGCGGAACATTTTGGAAGTTTTAATTTTAGAGGTTTAGAGGCAGAAAAAATAATACAATTAATAAATTATGCTTGTGATTTATATTCACAATTGGGTGTTTTATTCATTGACCAGGTTGCAGATTTAATGAAATCAGTTAATGAAGAAAAAGAAGCAATACAGGTTGTTAGATTTTTAGAACATCTTAGCGATAAAAAGCAGATTCATATTTGTGTTGTAATCCACCAAAATAAGTTAAATAATTTTGCTCAGGGGTGGTTAGGTACTCAATTAATGAAAAAAGCAGAAACTATAATCGAAGTTGAAAAAGACCATGAATTTGCCAATATGAGCACTGTTAAGGCAAATCTTACCAGAGATATTGGATTTGAAGATTTTAAATTTTTAATAAACGATAACGGCTATCCAGAGGTAGCAAAAACATTTTAAATTATGGAACAAATGAGATGTAAAACTTGTGGAAGATTTATAAAGTATGATTCTGGCTGGAGCTGGGCTTTAATAGTATCATGGTTTGGAGTAGATGGTGAAATATTTAGATGCGAAAAATGTACGGATAAATATGGAATAATTGAATCAAACGCAAAACCTTATGATGGTAATATGAAACCATATCAAGGGATAAATTTAAATTATGCACCATGAAAAAATATAAAATAAATCTAATCCTGAATAATATCTGTAATCGGATGTATTCAAAAAAATTAAATAAGATGAAAAAAAAGACACTAAGTAAATATAAACAAGAACTTTGGAAGTTATTTTCGCTTTATATTAAGAAAAAATACGAAACTGAGGAAGGTTGGTGTAGATGTTACACTTGTCAAAAGCCTTTAAAAATTGGTACTTCTGATTGTCAAAGCGGACATTATTACACAAAAAAAGGTTATCCAGCTCTTTTTTTTGATGAAAACAACGTAAGACCACAGTGTTATCATTGCAATATTAATTTAAGTGGTAATATTGTTATATTTGGAGAAAACCTAAAAAATGAAATAGGATATAATGCTATGGAAATTATGAAATCAAAGCGACATGATCAAGTCAAAAGAACAAAATCAGATTATATCGAATTGATTGAATTTTACAAGGATAAGCTTGCACAATTAACTAATAATTAGTAAATTAGTATGAAATTTCTAGTTAAAAAACAGTTTGGGAAACTTATTCCGGTTTATAATTCTGATGCTGAAAAGTTAAAAGCTTGTAAGCTTAAAGAAGGTGAGGTTTACGAAGTTGAGATAAAGAAAAAAAGGAATTACGAATTTCATAAGAAGTATTTTGCCTTGATTAATCTTTGTTATGACAATCAAGATGTATTTGATGAGTTTGACAATCTAAGAGATTATTTAACCTGCAAATCTGGTTTTTATATAAAAATAACTACTCCAGATGGAGAAATGATAAAACCAAAGTCAATAAGCTTTGCAAATATGGATAATATCGAATTTGAGCAATTATATCAGAAGACAATCGGTGCCATTTGTAAGTTTATTGATGTTGAAGAAAAAGACATTTTAGATGAAATTGTTAATTATATGTAACGGGCTTGTGGTATGAAACCGACACCACCACAGTAATAATTTTAATTTGAAAACGAAATGGAAGCAAAAAATTTTAGAATAGGAAACTTCGTAAATCTCAAAAACTGGCAAGATGAAATAAGTTTTTTTGGTGAATTTGATATATCGCAAAAAGGATTAGATAAACTGGTAAAAACAGGCGATGGAAACGCTATGATATTAACTATTACAAGTAAAGAACTTGAGCTTTTAGCTTATGGTTGTGAATTAGATTTTTATAGTTACAAAGAAATATTGCCAATAAAAATTACTGAAAAATGGCTTATTGATTTAGGGTTTAATAAATTCCCCGGAAGCGGACAGTTGTTCGATACTGATGATTTTTGGTCTGGCAGACTTATAAATGAAGGTTTTTTTGAGATTTCACACTTAGAATTAACGTTGAAGTATGTTCATGATTTGCAGAATGTTTTTTTTGCGTTAACCGGTAGAGAACTTCAATTGAAAAACGAATGTAGCACTTGTGGTTAAACGATGGGTGTAAACTGTCGTTTTAATGCGGTTTTACCCCGTGTTAGCTGCTGGGCGTGAAATTAGCAGATACTTCAATTGAAATACAAAAATAAAAAGTGAAGGGTACGGCTTACTGACCCATTAATTAAATACATTTTACAAAATGGAAGAAAAGCAAATTAAATTTGAGAGCTGGGCAATAGTTGAGTTATTTGGACACAACCAACTTGCCGGAAAAGTAACAACTGAAAACATAGCCGGACAGGAATTTGTACGGATAGATGTTCCAAAAACAACTAAAGTGCCAGCTTTTACTAAGTACCATTTACCAAGTGCAGTTTATGGATTAACGCCAGTTGATGAAGATTACGCAACCCGTATGGCTGACAGGATTAATGCACAGCCTATAAACGATTATAAGCATAACGAAGTAATCCGTGAGATTATTAAAGAAAAGCTGGCAGAAATGGGGACGAAAGCACTTGATTTTTAATTGCGGGTGGGGCTTTTTGTTTTCTCCGCATCCGCACGATGTTGATTAAATGAACTGCCCCAGCCTTGCAGCTAACGTTGAGCTAAACAACGTTTTAATGTTGTTTAACGAATGTTATGTATATTTGCAAGCAGGTGTACTATGTCTAACTAAAAAAATAGCAATGAGTATGTTTTATATTATTTTTTCAATAGCATTTATAGTTATGGTAATTTGGGTTATTTATTTGCTAATAACAAGAAATGAAAAACCAAAAGAACATATCGATGGTAAGACACTTATTGAATTATTAGTAATCGGACAAACTGAAATGACCGATTCAGATAAGATAGTATGGATTTCAAAACTTATTAACCAGGTTGATTTCACAAAACTTGAAATTTGGCAGGTGCATGGATTTTTTAATTTAATAAACAGGATAAAAAGATGAAAAAAGACACAGAAGTAACATTTATTATTTACCCAGTTCATAAAAACGGGATGCAAGCCTCTGGAATTGCAGTTAGTATAAAAGATAGCAAAGCGGCATATTCGCAGGCATTAGCTGAAGCCAAATTAAGAAGTAGGCTATCTGATTTCCCTGAATGGTCATTTTATTAAAATAACGGAAATAATATTAGCTGATTGCCCAACCAAAATAGTAGAAACTTAATAAAATATACAGACTTATGAGAACAAATAAACTTTCAAAAAAGCTCGGCAATTTGCCTATATTTAGTGTTATAGCTAGTTTTTTGCGGGCTGACTTACACCGAGCAAACATTTTTATTTTTGCTAATTATGTTATATTTTGTAACTTTGTACGGATAAAATATAAAAGCTATGGGAGCGCCTTATGGTAATCAATTTGCAATAGGTAATAACGGAGGACAACCACCTATTTATAAGAATGCAGAAGAGTTAAAAGAGGGCATAAATGCATATTTTACTGAGCAGCCAGATAAAAGAAATGTTATAGTAGGGGATAGTATTATAGAAGCACCTATCTATACAATGACAGGGTTAGCATTATTCTTAGGTTTTGCAAGCCGACAAAGCCTTTATGACTACGCAAAACGAGATGAGTACTCTTACTTAATAAAAAGAGCACAAACTTTTATTGAAAGAGAATATGAAAAAAAACTACAAGAGGCGAGTTGTACAGGAGCTATATTTGCCTTAAAAAACATGGGATGGACAGATTCAAAAGATATTACCTCTGGAGGTGAAAAAATAAACACCTCAGAAATGATAGTTAAGATAGTTGATGGAAAAGAAAAATGATTGAAGTATTAAAGCTATTTGAACCTGCATTGTATACAGATGCAAGGATAGTTGACTTATTAGGTGGCAGAGGGCGTGGAGGGTCGCATTTTATGGCCCAACATGCCCTAATTCAATTATGTACAGCTAAATATTTTGATGCCTATTTTATGCGGGCTGTTCACAAGGATATTAAAACCTCACTTTGGAAAGGATTTAGGCAGCGATTTGATGAAGCAGTTGAACAAAGGATAATAGATGAAAGCTGGTTTGCTATTTCAGATCGTGAAATGACTATTAAGAACCTAAGAAATGGTAACGAAATTAGGTCAAAAGGTTTTAAGACTTCATCCGGTGGCCAAACCGCAAACCTTAAATCGCTGGAAGGTGCTATGACTATTTACATCGAAGAGGCAGAAGAAATAACCAAAGAACAGTTTACTAAGCTAGAAGATAGTTTAAGAACAACTAAAGGAAAACTCCAGGTGTTCAGAGCTTGGAACATCCCACCAAAGAACCACTTTCTTGTTAATGACTATTACGACGCTGAATCAGTAGAATTGATAGACGGGAATGATATTAAGCACGAAGGTTATTTCAAGTTAATACCTAAAAGATTACCAGGACACTTAACGATATTTGGAACCTATAAGGATAACATAAGGAATATACCTGAACATAAAATAAATACCTGGGAAAACTATTTTTATACAAACCCTGAACACTATTTTACTGACATTTGCGGCTATGCAAGTGGAGGCGCTAAGGGTGTAATATTTAAGCAAAATATCAATTGGGGCATTTATGAGGATCTGCCTGACATTGAATTTCATGAAACTTATGGACTAGACTTTGGAGGTGGTGGCATCAATGAAGGTCGTAAGATTTATGATGAACTATACAAGTTTGATGAACCAGATGGAAGTTCAACAACTGTATTGGTTAAGCTATTAATCAACAAAGCCACTATGTCTGTATATGTCAAGCTACTTCTTTACAAGGCTTATATTTCCCCAGACAATCTTAGCCTGGTTTGTCAAGAACAGACTATTGAAGAAAGCGAAGGTTACAAAAAGAAAAAGAACATACTTGCTGATAATGCCAGGGCAGATAAGATCCAAGACTTACTTAATGACAAGCTTAATGTTATTGGGGCAAAGACAAAAGAGGGGGGCTCTCGAAAGGTTGTATCCGGGATAGAGATAATGAAAAAATACAAAATTTACTTTCATAAAGATGATATCCCTTGTCATGTTGATGCAAATAATTATAAATGGGAATTCAATAAAACAACAGGTGAACCAACAGGGCAGCCTGTAAAAAAATATGAGAATGTTTGGGATGCAATTAGGTATCCATTGGTCAACTTTGATTTATACAACTGGTAAGCTATGAACATAAAAATAAACAATAAGGATTATAAAATTAAGTCGGCTCTTGAATTAACAGTAAAAGAGTATGTTGAGATATTTAATGGAATTACCGAAGAATCAAGTCAATACGATATTCTGATAAGATATATCTCAGTTGTTACCGGATTACCATATCGCAACGTTGCAGACATTTCAATAAGTCCAAATTCAATAAGAAGGCTATTTGCTTATATTGGTGAAATACCACAGGTTAAAGATATGCCAGAATTAAAGCAGTTCTATTATAAGCGTAAAGGGAGAATGCTATATAGGTCTTATGAGAATTGGCGTACACTTGGGGTTATGAGAATGATTGAGCAAAAGAAAGTTGATACACAAATAGAACAGGCTGTATATTTATTGGCTATCTATTTAACAGAAGACTATGATAATGATAAGGTTAACAAGGTGTATGAAGATCTTCAGTCCTATAATGCCATTGAAGTATTAGGCTTTATAATTTTTTTTTTCAAAAACTTATACAATGGAGAAAAGACAAATCAGAACTCTTCAAAAAAGCACAAGAAAAAAGCAAGCACAAACATAGTGATATTGTAAAGCAAATCACAGGAAAAAGACTAGATAAATATGCGTTTATAAACGAAATTGAATTTGTACTTGAAAAGGGTTTTGCCAATAATATACAAGATGCTTTGAAAATTGACGATGTTTATTTAACTTTGTCTCAATTAAGTGAAATCGAACGACAGGATGTTGACAGGAAAATAAGCGACGAAATAAATAAATGAACATAATCACAATCATACAAACAGCTCTCACAGCTCTTAACAGCGAGTCGGAGCTTTTTTTATTAGAGCGTTCCAGGGCTGAAAATGAAGAATTAAATCATACTAGCGATGTTGTTATCGTGTTACCTGATTGGCGGGGTCAAAGCCAATTTACACAAGCCCTAGAAATTACCACCAGACGAACTTATAACATCCACTTTAAAACACTTGATGAGTGGGATAACTCAGATAATAATATCCCTACTTCATACGAAAGCGAAACATCTGTAGATAAGATTGAAAGAATGGAGACACTGGCTAACAGTGTTTTTTATTACATCCAAAAAAACAGTAATCTATTTCCAGAAATAATTAAAAAACTTACTTGGTCAATACCACGGCCAATACTTAGGGCTAATAATGGAACAATGACAGGTGTAGAAGTTCAGTTGAATATAACATTTAAAGGAGAAAGGAATTGTTAATGAGTGAATGTTTCAATGAAATAATAGGACTAAAAGAAATATCACTATTCAAAAATGAATTTGTTAGACTGGTATATCCTGATATTTCAAATGAAACAGAAGTTAACCTGGAGGTTAATTATTCAAATACCGATTCAGTTCAAATAGAAATGCGTGAGCCTAAATGGCAAAGAATTGCTTCATACTCTCGAAATTATAAACAGAATTATCTTGATGAATTTACCTTTATACTGTATGGATTGGACAGTGAAATTCCTGATATAATTAAGGCAATGCGAAATAATCGTTTGGGTTTTATTATCGCAATAAAAACAACTGGAGGTAATGACTACGTTTTTCCTGCTCCTGTATTCCTTAATACTGAAAACACAAAACAAGTTGATTCTTATACCTGGTTAATCAGCTTATCATACAAAGTTCCATCGTTTAGCGATAAGTTAACCTTACTGGATGCAATCTATAATGATGAATTAAGGATAATAGATGAAGAAATTGAAATAGTCGGAGTTAAAAAAATAGCATTATACATAAATGAAGATGTCAGGATCAATCGTCCTAATCCAAATGTAGAGAATGAAGTTGACTTAATCGCACATGCGCAAGGTTCTTTTGTCATTGATGAGGTTAAGGAAAATCCAAAATGGCAAAGGACAGTTTCTTATTCTGACAATTTTAATCAGGAATATTCAGACGAATTTACATTTCAGCTTAACGGAATAGAAAACAATGTACCTGAAATAATCAGAAGCTTGAGAAATAATCGGTTAGGCTATGTAGTCGAAATTATAACAACAGGAAATAAAAGTTATGTTTTCCCCACTCCGGTATTTTTGAATGAAGAAAACACAAAACAAATTGATTCGCATAGTTGGAATGTTTCATTAGGTTACAGAGTGCCAACAAGTCAAGATAAATTAAATAAATTAAACACTATACTAATGATTTACAGCTACGTACTAGGAGGCGGTGGAGATGTTGTCGGTGGCGGTGTAAATGATGTATTAATAGGTTAATTATGGCAAAAATATTGCAAGGTTCAGTTGAAGCAAAAAGGATATATGAATTTCTGATAAAGGCACTATCTACAGGCGATCTTACTGCTTACTATTTATTGATTGACAAACAAGGTAATGAGAAAGCATTGAGGGTTTCTTTAGCTCATTTGCTTGCATTCTCAGGAAGTGTTTTTTATGATGATGTTTTCAAGTTACTTAGCCGTGCGGATGATGATGAATTGACCTTTTCTTTAGCTAGTTTAACTGAGAACAGACAATTAACAGTACCGGATAAAAATGGAACAATAGCCTTATTAGATGATATTGAAGACTCTTTTGATGATAACGATTTTGAGATTTTCAATAATTCAGATAATACTAAGCTGCTTAAATTCTTATTGTCATCAATTACGACTGGAACCACAAGAACATTAACAGTTCCAGATGTGAGTGGGTTAATGGCAGTTGCTGGCATGTTAGATGCCTTTCAGTTTGGTGGACAAGCAAATGGAGGTTATTCGGTCGAAAGTTTTTCAGCGACAAAGACATTTGACCTAAACAACGGTGTAAGTCAAGAAATGGTAATAACAGGAAATATAACTTCTTTAACGCTAAGTAATAAAGTAAATGGAGGCTCATATTTGATTTTTTTAGTCCAAAACGCAACTGGAGGATACACAATACCAACACCGGACAGCACTTTCGGAGGCAAAACAGACAATAGTGCTGATTTTGTAACGGATGCAAATGCAGTAAATATAATAAATGTGAATGTTCGGCCAAATGGCACGACATATTATACCGTAGAAACTTATACACCGTAAAAAAATGAAAATAGAAATACCAACAACTGAAATAGATGAAATCTACGTAAGCGATAGTGAAAGTATAAGGCCGGAAGCACT